CTTTGTCCGTAAGCTCAAGTCCCGCTTCGAGCCGTCTTGTAGCGTAATTATCGCCGACACGATGCGGCATTGCCGCAGTCCTGAGCCCGGCTCCCGCTAAGGTTCCCACAGCGCGAGTCGTGAAGTTAAGAAGTCCTTTATTAACCGCTTCTTTTGCAATACGCTCAACAGATAGATGTATGCCCCTCTTTCCTAATGCTGCAAGTCCCCCGGTCGCAATAAATTCAATCATGAAACCTGGAAGGTGAGCAATCCCCTCAGTAACTTTTGCCCCCCATGTTCTGCCCCTAACCCGTTCTTCCTCAAAACCGCGAAGTGCGGTCATAACAATCTCGATATCCAATTCCCGACGTTCTTTGGCGTTAAGTGGGGTCAGAATACTAGAACTGATTCCCCCGATAACTCCCCCTCTTGCCGCCCCTCTAAGGAAATTTCCTACTCGACTTTCATCTTTGGCTTCATCTTGACGCAATCGGTTTGCCGCATCCATAAGATCAATAGCTTTAAATGCACTTTCAGGATTAAAAGGCGCAAGTTCCGTTTTATCTATACGCCGCCATTGTTCCACAATCCCAATTCTACCCTTAGCTTTTGTTGCCGCAACGTCTTCTGGTTTAGTCACAAAAATACCATCAACAAACTGCATAGGAATAACTTCAAGCGAAATGCCATCACCTAAACGCATAGTGCGTTTTTGCGGAGCGCGATTGTTCGCCTCATCCGATTCAACCTGAGTAATTTCTAGCGCGTCAGATAATCTCATACGAATTCAATATCCGGTTCCCCGTCGTCGTGAATGAAAGTAATTACAGCCGCCCTTCCATTCACCGAAATTGGGTCGCCTTTTTTACGATCCCGGCGGTTTGCGTTTCTTGCTCTTTGATATTCGAGAACAACCCCATCAATGACTCTTGTAACCGCTTCTTGATCTTCAAAATCAATACCTTCAAATTTATCCAAATAATTATCCGTAAGTTGAGAACGGATTTCATCAGATTCAGTAATTGATGCACCGGCGGCCGCGGGACCGCCGAATCCAACACCCGCAAGACTCCCCGGTACGCCCTCAAACCCCGAGAAAGCGAAACCCACTTGCGCGAACCGGTTAAGTCCTTGAATAAACGCTGAAAGTTTAAAGGATTTTTTGTTATCAAGAGCCTGAGCAATAATGTCAGGAATTGCGGCAGACGCCTTAATCAGTCGATCTTTCGTCACAACCCCATTGGCAAAGCCGTCCATGTAAAGTTCTTGCACTTTCAGCACTTCCGCAATCGTAGTGTCGTCTTTAAGGATATCACTAAAAGTTCCATCTTTATTCTGCTCGAAAAGTCGTTCCCATCGAACTTGAATCGCGGTTGACATTCTAGTAATCTGACTCGGAGTAAGAGGATTGAATTCAAGAAGCGCACCGCGAAAAGCTCTACGGGCTCTATCGTCTGAAATCTGTTCGACTTCCCCAAGAGTAAGCGTCCCGTCACGCAATCGGCGGGTCAATTCAGCCCGGTCCTGAAAAATAGCGATCTTTTCACGTTTATCTGTAAGTTTAGTGAAATCGGTCGCTCTTGTTTCAGCCGTTTTTAATTCCTTGGCTCTTTCTTCAACAGTTAAAATTTGAGAAAAATCGGGGTCTTCAAGTAATTCAATCGCTTGATCAGGGGCAATCTCAAGCATACCCGCAAGTACCGCTCGATAGTTACCTTCGAGAGATTTTTTGGCAAAATCATCAGCTTCTTTATCCCCTAAAATATCGCGGGAAATTTCAATATTCGGCAAACTTCCTTCTTGAGTAGCGAAAAGCAATTCGTCTTTCTTATCCTGATACGACCGAATAGGATCTTTTGAAAATTCATAAAGCGACCCGGCAACCTTATTTTGACCCGTTACCATTCGGTCGTTAGCAACTAAGACCTGATTGTCTGAAGCAATTTTACCCTCATCCAAAAGCCTTCGTCTTATGGTCGTTTGCGCCCCGGCTGTAAATAACGCTTTGGCCTCGGGAGTGGCTAGACTTTCTTCAGCCGCCCTAAAAAGATCGTCGCTTTTTTTCTTTAATATCTCTACACGCTCGGTAGGCGTGATCGTGGACCCGGCAAATTCAGTAGCTTGTTCTTGCCCGGCTCGTTGAAGCGCAATCTGAAAATCAATCAGGGTATCGTTTGCCGACGCCTTATCAACAGCCGTTTGACGTTTAACCGCAAGCGCACCAAAAGTGTCGGCAATGGATTGTACGGCCGCGGCCGCATTCCTGAAATTAGTCTCACCTGAAGTATCGACTCCGGGTGTACCTACAAGTTCGCTTGCAAGTTTTCTTTGCTGAAATTTAGGTATTCGTGACATTAAATCGCCTCATTAACTTCTCGCTATAAAAGAGTTGAAAATAGAAGCCGCGCCTTCTAAAAGCGGTCCAAGTAAAGAAGCCCGACCACCTCTCGATGTTTGTTCAGAGCGGGCGGTAAAGAGTCTTGCCCGCGCCGCTCCCGCCCTAATCTCAGCGTCAACTTCTGCCTGACCTTCTTCGAGTGTTTGTTCAAGAATAAAAAGCGGGCTTCCTTCAAGAGTCACCCCACTTTTAATAAACGCCAACTTCTGACGCTTCAAAAACTTGCGATTTTGATTCGCTATCCTTCGCGCCTCTGCCGCGGCTTCAGATTGCGCTAACCGCGCTTGGTCAAATTGAAGCCCTGCTTCAGTTGTTGCCGCCCTCTCCGCAGACAATCCTCCAAAGATTTTAAGAACAGTCGAAGCCACCGACCCAATTCGAGAAACCGTTTCAGGATTAATACTCGCTATCGCGTTGCCCGCACTTTGAATTAAAGCCGACATTAAAATATCCTCGCGTACATACAATAATTTCTTTTATCATGTGTGTACTGTCTCATGATGCCTTCCTTCTGAAATCCCAAAAACCCCATAAACCTTTCATGAAGCGCGTTATCAAGCGCGGGCGATTGAAACCGGTGAACATTGAACGCTTTCGCCGTTGCTTCTACATACCGTTTTACACACCTTATGAAAAGGCGCGGCGGCACAGACTTAATCCAAATCGAAGGGATAATCCACCCTTCCATAACCCCCGTCCAAAGTTCTTTAAACCCGGCACAAAAAAGAACCCGTCCATCATATAAAAAAGTCCCGGCCTCCCCTTTACCTTTCGTCAATGCGTTTACTATCTCCAATCCATTATCAAGCCCAAAAAGACTTTTCATTTCTTCATCCCTAATATCCATGACTTGAAGATGATGAACATTGAACGGGATAACCGTTATGTCACTCACTTACTCATTGTCCCCTTCCATAAAGAGAAGTAGTAATTGCACGTTGCATGGCACCGGTTTCGTCTGCCGAATATACACAATTTTATCTTCTTCCCAATCATCAGTATAGGCTAGAGTTTTAACCCCCGTAAAAATAGGTGTCGGGTCCCCCACTTGAAGCGGCATATCACTAAAAACAAAAACTTCAGGCTCGTATATATCTGTCCCGAATTCAGCAAAAAGAGTTTCGCTGAACCGAGCCCCCACCCGATATACGTTTTTGTTTTTAGTCTGTCCCGGTCCGGTCGTTCCGGTTCCCTCAATAGCCATAGGCTGAAGAAACCCGATGAACTTCAAGCCGATATGGACTTTGGACGATTGGAAATCAAGCGTAATAACCCCGGCAGTTACAGTCAAATCCCTATGAACACTCCCGTCGGTTACAACTTGAACCGTTTCCCCCTCAAGATGGTCAAGACCCGACAGCGAATCAGTCGTCAAATACCAATCACCCGCCGGTATTACAGTAGTGGAGTCAAAATCCTGAATGATCTGACAAGTCACTACGGTACTGCTTGTGAACCCCGTTATCTTAGCCCGCCCGAATCCTACCCCCACTAATGCTTTTTTACGAATCTCTCGATCAACGTCACTCGCTTTAAAAATTGGAACTGACGATGTAAATACAACGCTGTCACCGGTTACAGCCGCCGGTGTCATTGTCGCCCCTAACGCCAACGTAACAGCACTTCCATCAAACGTCAAAGAAGCGTCTAAATGCACATATTCTTTTTGCGCTTCAGCCGTTGCCCGCTGAAAGGTCGCATCATTGTCGTCTTTGTCCTCAACAGCAGTAAAGAAATCAAGACGATTCGGCATGATCGCAACATCGGTAAAAAACTCCACATAATGCCGAGTCAAACCGTTAATCGTTCTTTTAACGACGACCCATATCTGATCGAAGCCGGTAGGCCGCGGTAAGGTGCTAACACTTGTGAATTTATCAGAACCGGATTTTGTGTTATGCCGGTGCCACCCGGAAACGTCTTCCCTTGATTTAAACGTAAGACCTAGAAGCTCCCCATTTTCTAAGACCGTCCAAAGAATATTCGGACGACCGGATTGCCAAGTCATTTGCTTGAAAATCCCTTGAGTAATTTCTTCAGAGACAAGATTCCGGTCAACAGAAATAAAAGAGTCAGCAAGGGCGTCAAACTCGAAACTTCTAAGAGTACGTTTCCCGCGCTGAATATAGATCACGATATTCTCTTTATTGACCGGTCGAATGTCAGCGACACCTAGACGATTCTCTGCTCGGACGTTAATACTATCCGGGGCAATCGCAGCTTCAGACGTTTCGCCGGTGATCTTAACTTCGGTGCCGAAAGTCCCGGCAAGTAAAAGCCGGTCCGTTCCCCGGAGCCACCGGATATTATTGACTTCAGCATCAGCAATCGTAAATTCAACTGCATTGTCCGGGTCTGTACCGACAGTAAAATCATCAAACCGTGGGTCCCCCGGATTCGGGTCTCCCGCGCCTTCGGGTGAACGAGACCCGAAAAACTTATCAGGATTCGCGTCAGGACCACCAAACCAAAGACGAGATTCATAAAAGGTCACAGCTGAAGGCAATAGGTTTTGATCAGAAGCAAACCCAGCCGAAGCGTATGCCGTGAATCCGGTAGTATCAAGATTAACGTCGTTAAGATCGGTCAACTCAAAAGTATTTGCGGTAACATTTTTAAGCTTATAGGGTTGAGAATTAATCTCGACCATACCGACAACTTCTTCAATGATAACGGTATTCCCATTTGAAAACCCATGACCATTTGAAGTTACCACCGCCGGGCTTGCTTGAGTGATATTTGTAATCACCTTCTTATCAAGAAACGGGTCGTCTATCCGGGTGTACCGACTTAGGGTCCAAGCGGTATTACTGGTCCGAGTCAACTTCCTCGGTTCATAAAAAGGATGCGTAATGTAGGCAATATCAGCCGTTTGAGAAATATCAAGCGCGAAAAGATCAAGGGCTTCAGTATAGGGTGTGACGATTTCAACAATCTTCTTGAAGACCCCGCCCGAAGCGTAAGCGGTGAACCCGGTTGTATCAACGGTGTTTCCATCAACGTCGTTAAGTTCAAAGGTATTGGCTGTGACACCGGCCACAATAAAACTTTTCCCGTTTACTTCAATCATCCCGAGAACAGATTCAATAAAAACTTCATCCCCATTAGATAGACCATGCCCGGTCGAAGTCACGACTCCAGGGTCGGCTTGAGTAATGTCGGTTAGGGCGACCGCATCAAATGTGATAACCCCTTCGTCTTTATAGAAGCGAAGAAACCCATCGGTAAATTCAAGTTGGTAGGACTGAATATCGTTGAATTCAAAAAGCAGAAGATTTGCGAGTCTATTCAACCGGGTATGATGAACGAACCGCGTTCCGGTCCGATAGCGGGCGGGACCTTGAGTCTCGGAGATAAAATTCTGAAGACGCCGACAGCCATTCTTATAAATGGCTAATTCAAACCGGCCATACATTTTCGAGCTTAATTCGCCGCCCGAGAAATTCCTGACTGCAATTTCTTCTTTAGCCATTAGCTGAACCTTGTGAATTTATCGGCGACGTTTGTTGAAAATCCAGCCCTCCGTCTCCTTATCCATTCGGAGCGTTGTCTGCGTCTAGGCGGTCTCTCTTGCCCGTCAATCGCTCTCGCTTCACCGATAACATCTCCGCGAACACCAATGAGTGTTTTGATTCTTGCTTCCGTTCCCGAAAACTTCGGAGCCATTGTAATTGCCAGTTCCAAAGCAAATGCCTCGATGAATAAAGGGTCAAATTTTACAATGATACCCTGATCAAAAACGTACCGGATATTTATAGCCGTATTGTCTCCGCCATCAAAAAGAATCTGTCCATTTTCAATGTCGTATTCATCCCCGTCGGGATTTGCCAATTTTCCTACATCGTCGAATCGCCCGGCGTAACGAATAAAATCAGAGGGTAAATTATAAGCGTGGGTGAATCCAAAAAGCGGAGTCGCGCTAGAATCCGGTAAGAGGGCAAGACGCTTCATGGCGAAATTCCATACATGAGAGCGTAGAACCGCCCGGCGTTTTTGCTGATACCAACGGGCGCAAAGTTCTTCTACTTGATTAGACGGAGGGTCAAGTTCAACGATAGGTTTTTGCTTGAGAAGATCGAGCGCAAGATTGCAGATATCAACTTCTGAATTAGGGGCTTCAATAGCCATAGGGCTCTCCTTAAAGTAAAAAAGCGGTAGGAGTTTTTAGGCTCCTACCGCTTTCAATCCTTTACAGACCGATCAGAAGCCTTACGCGCCTTCAGCGTAGGTGATTTTGGTCGTAATCGTACCGGCCGCAGCACCTACGGTGTTAGCCGTATACGCAAGATCATATCCGATCTCACGGGTATCGAGTGTATCGCCCGCGTGTTCGAATACGGTATCCCCGGCATTTGCGATATTAAGCGCAGTCAGCCCGGACACTCCCGCACCGTGAATTCTTGCGGAAGCAACGGAAAGACCGTTCACAAGAACATCGGCAACTTTAACCTCACCGCCACGCTCAAGGTTCTGATAAAAACCAAGATCGAAGTCGGTACCGCCGGTGATCGCATCATTAAAAATCTCAATGTCACTAATCACCGCGCTTGCGGGCATGTTCTTCAGAATACGATAGATGGACCCATCGTCGTCTGCAACGGCAACTTCAAACGTCACAATCACTGTGAGGTTCTTAGCACCGTGGGCATCAACCGCTCTCGCTTTGATACCGGCCACAATGTCTGCATTTACATATTTATTTTCGACGGCCATGATTTTTTCTCCTTTGCATTAACAGGTTAAAGTTTAAGCGGTTGTTTGATAGACCTGAACCAAAACACCTTCGGTTCGGACCGCGCCCAATTCACCGATGATCTGAACTTGCGTTGTTTCTACAAGATCGGGGCGATCTTTAACCGTAACACTCATTGTCTTGGACAGACCGTACACTAGACCGCGCTCCGTCAATGCAAGATTATCACGGATACCGCTAGTAACTGACAGCAACGGATTCGCAACGTCAGCACCGTACACAACAAACTGAAGACCAACACCCTTCGTGATCTCCCCTTGATCGACAACGAATTGCCGAGAGAAGTCACCGCTGATCAACTCAGTTTCTTGCATAAACGCTTCTTCTTCGGTACCGGTAATCAGAAGAATTTTCCTTTCGGGAATCTGATTGCCTACTTCGTTATTGCGCCAAAACCTATTGACCGCTAAAAGCGTCACATAAGTTGCACCGGCAGTTGCGTTGACGGTGTTACCACCATCAGCGGCGAAGGTGATAGTCGTACCAAAATCACGACCTGTCAACACATCGGCATTTGCGGCTTCAATTCCTACTCGGTCGAACACTCTTTCCATAGCCATGATCGAAGCACCGGCATACGGACCCTGCGGATTTAACAACATTCCGCGAACATCAGACGAATCAATCGGGAGTGTTACGACAAAACGTCTCCGCGCAATTCTACGTCTGTTATGTTCAATGTCGTCAAAAACGGTGGGATTGATACGACCAATTAACTCCCTTGCCTCAACGTCGCCAAGACCATCGTAAGCAAAGCGGTCCCCAATCATCGGAATCATCACGAAGAAGGGTTTCAAGCGGGCTCTGATTTGTTGCGCTTTAACGTGCAGCGCATCGGAGAACTGTGTAATTAAATTATTATCAATCGACTGTGGCATGATCTTCTCCTTTAATTGGCTTCGTAGCGTTAATCAAAAACGTCAACTTCCCTGTTTTCGGTAACGTACTCCACCTTGGAGAAGATGGGCGTTGAACCTAGCCGGTGTCGCTCCGGTATCGGCGAGTGGGATTGTCCACTATCAGATGGGCTAGAAGTTTCTCTAGGACTCCACCAAGAAAAGCATACTTGAAACCAAAAGATAATTCAAGATTTAATTTCCGTACAATTCATTGACCCGCTTTACGGTCGTCTCATGTTCGGGGTGAAACGGATTTGTATACGCTTCACTTGCCATTAATTTTCGGCCTTCCTCTTGCTTTTGCTCTTGAGATTGAGGACCGACCCCGGCACCGCCAACGGGAAGTTGATCTTCCTTAATATAGGTGGAAGCGACCCCATTAAGCGTAGACGCCAAAACGATTAACGCTTCATTTGACAAATTCGCAATAAATGGCTTGGCCGCTTCAGGTGTATGTTTTGCGATCAAAGCTTGAGCAATCTTGAGAGAGCGTTCCTTCTGATCCCCAAAGACTTTAGTACCCATTTCTTCAAAATCAGTATCGGCTTTCCCTTGAGCGGCCTTCTGCGTTTCAGCTTGGGCTAGAAGAAGTTTATTGTAACCACCCTCAAGAATTTTAGCCTGTTTCGTATTGACCCCGGCTTCGTGCATAACCGCTTTGATATTCTTTTGAAAATCTGCGTCAACGTCAAGCCCTTCGGGAATCGCGTCAAACGCATAGCCTTCTGAGGTTTCCGGGCGACCAAAAGATTTATAAAACAAATCCCATTCTTCTTTAGGCGCGGTCTCTTGCGGAATACCGGCGGGACGTTCCCCAATCTTTGTCTGAAGAAAATCAACTTTCTTGAAAAGTGCGGGTACGTCTTTCAGTTCACCAACCCAACCTTTATCTTTAAATTCCGGGGGTATAATCGTTGCAATCGCCGGGTACTCGGGTGCCGCCGGTGCCGCCGGTGGTGCCGCCGGTACTACGCCGGGAACTACGGGGGGCGGTGTAATGGGTTCAGGTGGGGTAACGGGGGGATTTATGGGTGCAGGTGGGGGCATCGGGTCAGGCATAATATCTCCTTTTTCGGGTTATTGAAACAGGTCAGCCCCAAGGTCTTCAACATAGTCGTCTCTATGTTCAACGTCCTTGAGAATTTCCTTTTTCAAGAATACTCTCAAATTCAAATAAAAATTTCTTCGCGCCATATTGTAAAGACTGCTCTTAGTCATAATTTCACCACTCGCCGGGTCAGCGACCGTATCATACTTTTGGTATCCTGAATTGCGCATGAACCAATAAAGAGCGCGACGCCCGGCGGGAGTAGCAAACGTCTCATTCAGATCGCGGCGCAGAGCCGCTTCTGATTTACGACGAAGCTTGTCTGCCGCAATCTTGGCATTTTTTTCATCGTCATTAAGTCGGGCTTCAACGGCCTTTAACATTTACGCGGCTTGCTTTTGTGTCGGAACAAGACCGGACTGACCAACATTCCTCAAAGTTTCAGATTGCTGTCTCGCAAGCTCGGCTTGTACCGCGGCTTGATTCTGTCTGTTCCGTTCCTCTCGGATTTCATCAATCAATTCTTGTGACCTTGAAATAGTATTCGGCGCACCTGACAATTCAGTAAACCGCTTGATCGAAATATCAGAATCCAAAGCATCAGCCGCATCAACCTTGACCCCCGAAAGAAGAATCGCAAATTCCCAAGCACGAAAAATACCTTCAGCTTCGTCGGCCTGAATGATACGCATAGCGGGCGTAAAATACTCAATGCCAAAAGCATCGTCACCCCGCGCCATAAGTTGCGCGACCTTATCAGGAATGATGATCGGTTCTTTGCCTTCAAAAATAGCCATTGTATGCTCAATGGACCCACGAACAACTCCGAGTTTCCCTTGCGCGAAAAGCAAATTGAAAGTGCGCTCAATGACTTGATTGAAAACGTCGTTAATTTGATTGTTCAAAATCGTACCAAGTGTGTTGTGCCGAAGCTTATTTCTCAACTGCGCTTCACCCAAAGTCATTTGAACTTCGTTATTGAAATCAAGCAACCGATCAATGAAAAAATGATCAGCAATGTTTTGAGCCAATTTTTCCAATAGACCAATCGTTGACTTCATTTCACCGACAGTATTAATCGGGAAGACCGGGTTCTTCTCCCCGGCTCTACCCGCGATATTAAACACATTCACCGCACCGGCTGAAGTGTCAATCTCACCCGCACCCAAGCGTCCATCGTCCAAAACGCCAAGGGGCGGGTCGAGATTTTTCTCAATGGCAATTGTGACCGATTCCCAAATAGCATTCGATTCGAGAATATCGGGAATTGCGTCCATGCCCGGAGACCGGGCATATTCCTCTCCCAAGAGTTTTACAAATCTTCCGATTTTAATTGGCAATTCATCAAAGCCCGATTCGCGCAAAACGTGACGGGATTCAATTTCGATGTGGATGCTTTCAAACTCAAGGTCTTGATTCGACTGCGTTCCGGTCCTTTGAATCCGGGGCTCAATGGAAATTTGGAGATCAATTTCTTCACCAAATTGATTGTTGTTGTAAAGGTCTCGAACCCGTTTACTGACTACATCAAGACCGTATTCAGAGACAAGCCGCTGAACCGTAAAGCGAAGCAAAAGATAAATCGTATCGACTTCACCGGCGCGGCCTTCGGCAACATGAATCTCTTTAATTCCCCAAGCTCGGTACTTAACCCCAAGGTCTCCGTCAGAAAAGGGCTCAATCCCTGACGTTCCAAAGACAACCTGATCAAGCATGTATTCAGAGAGCGCACTTGAGAGTCGGCCTTTAGGGTCATCAAGAGTTTGATGAACAACGTCGGGAATATCATCATAATATTTTTTATGCTCTGCGGTATCCGCTAAGGACCGCGGCTTTGTGAGTTGAATTTTCCGCGCATTCGCGGGCCAAAGCATTCCGAGCAAAGCGGAAGCAGAAGTCTTAGCAGACTTCGGGCCCATTGAATCGAAAATCTCGCGCATTAAAAAATCGCCGGGGATTTGTGTTGTGGTGAAATTCTGTTTACGGGTGTGAATAAATTCACCCAAAAGTTGAAACAATAGCATCCACGGTTCTTTACGGGACTTCAGTTGTTTCATACGATCAAGCTTATTTTGGATTGTATTGTGTGGCATGGTTACACCGCCGTTAGCACGTTACGACCGGTCGTCGCGGCCAATAAATTTTCCTGATCACTTACGATTAAAGCCGCTCGTCCGATTCTACGGTTTCGTGCGCGTCCCGCGGCTGTGGCTCCTCTTGCCGCCGGTGCGCCGCCGCCTCCGCCACCGCCTCACCCGCACCCAAGCGTCCATCGTCCAAAACGCCAAGGGGCGGGTCGAGATTTTTCTCAATGGCAATTGTGACCGATTCCCAAATAGCATTCGATTCGAGAATATCGGG